GTCTACGGTTCCCTCGTCAGGGACTAACGGGCGACGCCAACGGCCGGGGGCGGCGGGAGGCGCAGACCACCGGCGGGAGCCGGGGCCACCGCCTGCACCGGGGCCGCGATGGACGCGGACGGGGAGGCCGGGATGCCGGCCGGAACCGCCGGGGCGGTGCGCTGCGGGGGCACGCCACTGGCCTGCGCCACGGGCTTGGCGCCCGACGCGACGGCCTTCTCGTACTGCTCCTTTGAGAGGAACTTGTTGATCTTGGCGTAGGAGCCCTGCACGCCCTGCTGGCCGGGCACGAACTCGACGTACGCCTTGCGGCCGCCGTTCGTCCCGGAGACGAACCACGCATCGCTGATGTCGTTGTTCTCGATCTCCTCGTTGGTGAAGCCGAAGGAGGAGAGGATGGTCTTCAGGGCGGCGATGCGGCCCTTGAAGCTCTTCTCGGGGAGGCCGTCCACCGGGACGTGGAGGAACTCGAACATCTTGAAGCCGTTGGGGAACTCGACCGTGAAGCGGCGCGCGTCCTGCTTGTCGCCGGCCTTGTACTCGACGCTGATGCCGGACACCTCGTAGTAGCCCGCCTCGGGCTGGGAGGAACCGAGGACGGAGACGCCCTTGAAGCTGGCGCCGCTGATGCTGAAAGACATGGGAACTCCGAACGTGGTGGTCTTGGTGGTGATGAGAGCGAACGACTACCCGACGGAAGGAGGAGGCACAGGCACGCCGCCGCCCTTCTTGGGTTCATCCTTCGGCGCGAGGTCGAAGAGGTTCCTCGCCTTGCGCTTGAGGAACGTAGCGCGGGCAATACCATCTTGGCAAGCCCAGCGGAGATGAATTTGTTGATGCCCCGCGTGGAACAGCGGGTGCTCCTCGGAGATAGCCTTGACGCAGCTTTCGACGACAGCGCGCGGCTCTCCCGGACCTGCGGCGAGGATGCGCTCGGCCAGCGCGTCGGCCAGATCGTCCTGCCACTCGAGCCCCGCGACGCGGGTCAGCGCGTACCCGCCCGCCGAGGCGCGCAGGATCTCGCGGAGGTTGCCGGGGGTCTTCGCCCAGCACACGCCGGTGCGATCTCCGGTGACCCACTCCGGCGACGTCGGGTCGCAGAAGTAGGTGCCGGGGAACCACGGGTCGGGGTAGGTCGAGTCGACCATCGCGCGCACGTTGATGTCGCACCAGCTTGGGAGCGTCTCAACCTGATTGCGGCTCGGCACGTTCGGGCCGCCGGGGCAGAAGAACCCCTCGGCGTTCGTGCCTGGCATGCGCTCGTGGAACGTGAAGGCGAGATGCACGCCCATGTGGCGGCACAGGCCGGACAGCATCAGCAGGTACTTGTTGAGCTGCTGGTAGGCGTAGAACTTGTCCTTCTTCCCGCTCTTCCCGGCCGGCGCCTCTTCGTTCCAGACCATCATGCTGCGGTCGCAGATGTGGCTGGCATCGTCGATGATGATGGCGCCGTACTGCTTCGCCATCCCCGTCTTGTGGACGTAGTCGAGCAGGACGACCAGCTCATGCAGCGTCTGCGGCGGCTCGGGATGGACGGCGGGCGTGAAGCCCAGCTCGTTCTGCGCGACGAGCGTGATGGCGCTCGGGACACCGATGCACAGCGCGGTCGGGAACGCCGCCAGCACGTCGGACGTCTTCTTCTTCTTGGGTTTCCCGTACACCGTCACCATGACGGTCGGGTTGTCGGTGGTCATTCGTGGCACTCCGACCCGGTGGTCTGCATCGTCGCTGGGTCGAAGACGACGAAGCACACGCTCAAGCCCGAGGCCCGAGCGCGCAAAGGTTGAGCCCGGCACAGGCTCCGTATCGGCCGTAGCACGACAGTTCGTTCTGCGCCTTCGGCCAGTCCCAGTAGTCGGTGGTCATGTCGAGCTGGGCGATCTGATGCTCCGCCCACCAGAGCCACTTGGCGAAGCCGGCGTCGCGGTGAGGAGTCGACGGAACCTGAACACGCGCTACGCGGCCCAGCTGCGTCGAGGAGATGAGGTTCAGGGTCAGGCCGCCGAAGGCCGCACCGTAGAGCTGCTTGCCCATGATGCGGAACGCGGCGAACCCTCCGTCGATAGCGTAGGCCGTAGCGCTGCTTTCCGCACTTACGGACGCCTGATGTTTGTGGTCCCAGATGTAGTAGCGTCCCGACTGGTCGCGTGTTACGAGGTCCATGCGGCGCGTGAGCGTGATGGGACGCCCATGCTCTCGGTGGTCGGGCATGTGTAGCGGCGTCACCTCGATGTCGGCACCGTCGAGACTCCGCCACGCGCCGCCCACCTCTTCGCCAACCCACAGACCCCACTCGCCGCGCAGCGTGCCCAGCACCGCCGTGACGGATGCCTCCACCGCGATGACGTCGCCGGGGCTCTCGGGGAACTTGGCGAGGTAGGCGTGGAACACCTTGCGCATGTGCGGCAGAAGCTCGTGGCTCCCGTACTTGTCGCACCACGCCTGCGCCGCGTCCTCGGGCTCCATGAACACCGAGGGGTCGGAGTAGTGGGCCTCGTCCACGACGACGCCCTGCGGCTGCCCTGCGCCCCAGATGGCGTGCAGGTGTGCCTGGAGCGTGTGGCCGATGCTCCCCTTCGCCAGCGCCTCGATGGGCGGCGCGATGTTGGGGGAGCGCCCCTGCTCATCGACCATCCGCGCGGAGCGGTTCTGGTAGGCGAAGAGCTGGGGGCACTTGGCGAAGTTGCCGATGCGGCTCCAGCCTCGGCTGGACTTCCCGGCGTCGATGAGCATCTTGGTCATGGCGTCACTCTATACCTATAGGTACGGATGCGCCACCCGACCATGCGCTATTCTTCCTCTTCCTCGACGAACAGCTTCGACACGACATCGTCCATGAGGGCCTCGCGGTCCTCCATGCCGAGCAGCTTGTCGCCCATGCCGTCCAGCTCGTCCGCGGCGAGGAACTGCTCGATGGGGCCGAACTTGTCCGTCAGGATCTCGACGACGCGCTCGTCGTAGGTCGCCGCAGCGACGACGACCTTCAGCAGCGTGGCCCGCCCGCCATGCCGGTCGAACCGACCACGCCACTGAAGGAAGTCGCCGGGTTTCCACGGAAGCATCGCGAAGATAGCGAGGTCCGCCGTCTGCATGCCGTCGACCGCGATCCCGAAAGCCTGGCCCGTGCCAACGAGGCAACACGGGCCAGAGCTGTTTCGGAACCCGTCGATCATGTCGTTGCGCTCGGACTCGCTTACGCCGCCGTGCCCAACCCAGACCGTCGCGTTCGTCGCCTCGTCACCGGTAGAGACGGCCTTGCGGATCGCCTCACCCCAGCGCTCAGCTTCCCGGCGGCGTGCCGTGAAGACGATGACCTTGCCCCCACCCTTCAGCCCTTCAAGGGCCTCCGAGACGACGTAGCCACGCTTCCGCGAACACGCCTCCGCAAGACGCGCCTCAATGAGGCGTTCTCGCGCCGGCACATCTTCATAGTCACCTCGAGCCTGACGTGCAAGCTGTTTAATAGCTTGATCGAAGGTTTGTGCATCGTCGTAGCGCTCCGCCTTGTCCTGCGTATCGACCGGCAGGTAGACGACCTGAACGCGCGTCGGCGGCAGACTGGAGTGGCTCTCGGTGTACGGAACCTCGTGCGTGAAGAAGGAGCAGCGCGCCCGAAGCTCGTCGATGTTGCTGCTCCCCTTGTCGTCGAAGCCGCCGTAGGGGTTCGGGGTCGCGTCGCAGTAGCGCTCCGCGAAGCGACGGTAGCTGTGCGCAAAGCCGCCGGGGGAGAGGAGGTCGAGCTGCGCCCAGAGGCGGCGCGGGCGCCCGTCGTCGAGCGGCGTGGCGGTGAGGCCGATGCGGAGCGCGAGGCTTGGCAGGCGGCTCACGTCCATGATGGCGACGGCCCACGCATCGCGGTCCCCGCTGGCGGTCTGGCGGCGGCTGAAGTCGACCGTGCCGTCGGACTTGTTGACTGCCTTCCACCGCTTGCTCTGCCCATGGATGTGAAGCTCGTCGAGGATCAGCATCTCGGGCTCGAGCTTCATCACGAAGTCGAGGTGGTCGTTGAGCGACTCGGCGCCGACCACGACGAAGCGGCGCTGCCCCGTCTGCGCGCAGTGCGCCGTGTACTGCTGCCACGTCATGTCGCCCTTGCGGCGCTCGCTCTCGGGGCTCAGCCGCCACGGCAGGATGTTCGTGTACTGCTGGACCTGCGTCCACCAGACGTGCCGCGCCTTCGCCGGGCAGATGACGAGCACCGTGCCGGGCCGCGTCAGCGCGTCGACCAGCGCACCCGCAGTTTTGCCGCTGTTGTGGGTGACGAAGCCGTTGGCGACGTAGTTCGGCATCTTCTCGGTCATGGTGAGGTCGTAGGTCATCTCCTCGCCGTCCGGCTCAATGCTGACGACGCGCGTGAACTCAGCTTTCGGCAACACGCCCTTCCAGCCACCCTCGACGCCATGCTGGCGCAGATGCTCGCGCGCGGGCTGGAGTTCGAGGTTCTCCAGCCGGAAGTCGCGCTTGTTCTCGTTGATGTGATGGACGTGATGCGTGGCTGTATCGAGGAACACGAGGCCCTCGTGATCGCCGCTGCGTACGCGCACGACGAACTCATCGAACGACAAGCCGGAGAGGTGGGCCTCCATGACCAGCCGATGCGTCGGCACCTGCGCGTACTTGGCGCGAGAGGGGCGGTTCTTCCGCGGAGAAGTCCACTTCACTGCGTACGGGTGAAGATCCATTCGCCCGACGCGCGGATAGTACGGGTCGCCGCCCTTCCCGATCACGCGCGGCTTCTTGCGACTGACCTCGACGACCGCCACCTCGCCGCCGACCGCAAGATCGCCGAGCCGCGTGTACTCTCCGTCGGGCCGCAGGAACCGATGGTCTACGGTCGCTCGGATCGAGTGGCCCGACTCCGTCGTCAGCTTGAAGAGAGGCTTCACGCCTGTGGCATACACGTCGGTGACGTCGTTCAGCTTGCGATAGCCCTCGGCGTCGACGGATTGGCTGCGCGTCTGGATGTCTGCGCGGCATCGGCCGGCGCGGGACTGCTGATAGAGCCGTTCGATGGTCGTCCGCCGTCCGATGCCCGCTCGGTTGACGAGCAGCTCCGTGTCGCCCGCGACGCAGCCGCACGGCCACACCTTCATCGTCCACGGGCGCGTAGAGGCCCACGCGGCACCGCGCCGCTGGTAGGCGGTCGCCATCGCCTCGACGTGCGGCTTCAGCTCGCCACGCGCGACGTGCCCCTTGATGAGGCGCCGGCCGTTCTCCTCGAGCAGGCCGAGGCCGTCGGTGTCCTGCGGCCACGGCGTGATGGTGTGCGCCCCGGCCTTCGGCTCGGCTTGCCAGCCGCCGATGCCCCACCCGACGAGGAAGTGCTCGACCATGAACGCGGCGTGGACCGGCGCGTAGAGTTCGATGTGCGACGGCGAGCCGTCGTCCGGCCACTCGTTCTTGGTGAGGCGGTACTTCTTGCGGCCACGGACGGCCCACGCGAGGACGCCGGGAATGTTCTGCTCCAGCGCGACGGCGTGCTGGGCGTAGGTGGAGGGCTCAGGTAGTCGGTACTGGTAGTGAGGCAGATGCCACATGGTCGTTCTCCAAGGCACCAGCAGCGTAGCGCGCGTCTACCGCAGCGGCAAGGCTTCTTGACAACACGGTAACGCTGCGGTAGATAGATGCCACGGGCCGCCGATGGCCCCCGGAGGCATCATGGAAGACGGTCCTACCAGCGTCATCGACCCCTCGACCGACCTATTCATCATCACCGTAGAGGCGCACCGACGAGCGAGGCACTGGTCCTTCGCCGAGCTGGCGCGTCGTGGCGGCCTAACGCAGCCCGAAGTCAGCCGCGTCGTTCACGGCATCCGCATGCCGACCCTGCGCCACGTCCGCGGCTTGGCCGAGGCATTCTCCTCCGCCCCGTCCGGGTTGCCGGGTGAGCCGCCCACGATGGCCGAGTGGGTCGCCCTGCTCGTCGACCTGGCCGAAGCGGCCCGCCTCTCGGTGCGCACGCGCGAGCCGTCTGCATGACCCGCACCGAAGAGATCGACGCCGCCGTCGATGCGCTTGACGCAACTGTGTTGCGTCTGGAACCGAGCGTGGTCTACGACGATGCTGTCGTCGGGATCGGTGAGCGGAACGGTCACTACTTCCTCGTTTACGACCGCGAGGCCGTCATCCGTCAGACCATGAAAGCTGACGGCATGACCTACGAGGACGCTGTCGAGTGGCACGAGTTCAACACGTTCTGCGGCTACCTCGGGCACAACACGCCTGTGTTTCTCAATGTCACTTTCACTTGAGACGCTCGACGCAGCGTCGAAGCTGCGCGCGATGGGCCTTGTGTGGACCGAAGTCGCCGCGCAGCTTGGCGTGTCGCGAACGACGCTGCACCGGGACATGATCGCCACGGGCCGCATTGTTCCTGCCCAACGCAGACGGTCTATTGCATCTTGGCCCAAACAGGCTATTCGGGACGCACACCGGCGCTGCGTAAGTGGAGAACGCATGTGCG